AGGGGGTAATACATTCGAGACAGTATACGATATAGATTTTTCAACACAATATAATCAAGAAGGAGAAGTTAATAGAACTAAAATACCGACTTTTGATGCTAATAATAAAATTATAAATTACGTTATTACAAAAAGAGAGGTAGTAGTAAATGGAACGACAAAAGTATATAAAAGAGTAATCAACCCTACAGATGTTGTACCATTCTTTAATTTTTTCTTACCTGAAAGAAACGTTTTAGGTGTTACATCAATAATACAAAAAGATGGAACAGGATATCCTAACGTACCTAATTACACAGAATTTGCAACCTCAACTAATCGATGGTATGAAGTAGACGCTTTAGCCGAAGATACTGTTTTTATTGAAGACCCAACTAAACCTGTAGATAATGCTGGTGTAAAAGTTGGAAAATACATTAAAACCGATAAGAGATTTGTTACCGAATATACACCTGAAGGGTTTATGAAAGTCCAATTTGGTGCAGGTACTACAACACCAAATGACCAATTAACAAATTTTGCCAAAAATGGAATAAAATTAGATTTGGCAAATTATCAAAATAATATAGGTTTAGGTCTAACGGTTCAACCAAATACAACAATATTCGTACAGTATAGAACTGGTGGTGGTTTAGCATCAAATGTCGGGGTTGGAGTTATTAATCAAGTTGGTACTATTGATTTTGCGGTTAATGGTCCATCGGATAGTATTAATTCAAACGTCATTAACTCATTGACGGTTAATAATGTAACGGCTGCGATTGGAGGCTCAAATCCACCTTCCACTGAAGAAGTAAGAAACATGGTGGCGTTTAATTTTGCCGCACAAAAAAGGGCAGTAACAGTAAATGACTATAAATCACTTATTGATACTATGCCGGGTAGATTTGGTGCACCTGCTAAAGTTGCAATCACTGAAAATAATAATAAAATTACAATTCAAATTTTATCATACGACCAAAGTGGTAAACTTACACAAACGGTATCAAATAATTTAAAATCGAATCTTGCGACTTATCTTTCTAAATATAGGATGATTAATGACTACATCTCAATAGATGTTGCGAGAGTTATTGATTTGTCATTCGACATATATGTCGTTTTAGAATCAAATGTAAATCGAGGTCAAGTTATTACTGAAATAATTAATCAAGTCTCAAATTACATGGCACCTGAAAATAGAGATTTAGGTCAAAATGTTAATGTTTCAGACGTAAGAAGATTAATACAAAACACAGCCGGAGTACTTACACTCACAAATTTACAAGTATTTAACAAAGTTGGTGGACAATACTCAACATCAGAAACTTCACAAAGATATCTTGACCCTAAGACAAGAGAAATACAACTGATTGATGATACAATATATGCAGAACCAACACAAGTTTACCAAGTTAGATTTAACAACAAAGACATCAAAGTGTTTGTTAAAAATTTAGCAACTGTAGATTTCTCATAAGATTATTTATTTCCTATGTGTCTTACCTACTTTTAAAATGGGTAAAATAACTATTTATTTTTAAAAGACTAATGACCAAAAGTTATAGGATAAGAACAGCACCGGGTACGGACAAAAATATTAGAGTCAATATTAATCAAGATTTTGACTTTTTAGAGATACTTTCTTTAAAATTAAGACAAGAAGATGTCTACACGAGATTTTGTGCAGACTATGGAGTTGTGGCTGGTAGAGTCATAGTCAATGGAGGGTACGGAGTACCAAATGCGAATGTATCAATATTTGTTCCACTTGACGCAATAGATGAAAATGACCCTGTGATTTCCACACTTTATCCTTACACATCGGTTGATATTAAAAATGAAGATGGATATCGTTATAATCTTTTACCATATAGACAAGAATACGGAGGACACACACCAACAGGTACATTTCCTGATAGAGAAGACGTTCTAACAAGAACCGAAGTTTTAGAAGTTTACGAAAAGTATTATAAGTTTACTGTAAAAACAAATGAAAGTGGTGACTTTATGATAATTGGAGCACCGCTAGGTATTCAAACCTTAGTCTTAGATTTAGATTTATCAAACATAGGTTGTTTTTCATTAAGACCTGCTGATTTAATTAGGTCGGGTCTTGCAACTGCAGAACAATTTGACGGAGACCAATTTAAATCATCAACAGATTTAGATTCATTACCACAATTAGTTAATATCAAACAAGATATTGAAGTAACTTCATTTTGGGGTGAAAATGAAATATGTAATATTGGTATAACAAGAGCCGACTTTGATTTAAGAGAATTTGGAATTGATATTAAACCTCACGCGGTTTTTATGGGTTCAATATTTTCAACCGCGGACGAAGACTTTTTGAAGACTAACTGTAAACCTAAAAAAGATTCAGGTAATTTATGTGATTTAGTTACGGGTGCTGGAAGCATTTTAGCCATTAGACAAACAATTAACTATGATGTTGATGGTAGACCTATTTTAGAGCAGTTTAGTTTACCTGAGGGTGGTAAAGTGATAGATGACGACGGTACATGGTTAGTTGAGGTACCGATGAACTTGGATTATGTTACAACAAACGAGTTCGGAGAACAAATTTTATCTAATGACCCGTCTGTCGGTATACCAACAAAGGCGAAGTACCGTTTTAGAATACAATATCAAAACGAAGATGGATTAGAAAATAATATTTTAAGGGCAGATTATTTAGTTCCAAATATTAAAGAATGGGGATGGACTGGAAGTAACCCACCCGCGGGTTCATCGGCACAACTTCAATCTTATGCATTTAGTTTAGATTGGAATGATTACGGTGATAGTAGTACAACAATTGGTCAACAAATGATTAATGAAGCAATTAATTGTGAAGACAGATTCTATGAGTTTAACTATAATAAAGTCTATACGATTGCTAATTTTTTAGACAGATGGAAGTGGGGATTCAATAGAAGTAGACATTTAGGCATCAAAGAAATTACGGATAGAGGGTGTACCACAACAACAAATAGATTTCCTGTAAATGACGGTGTAAAAAACTTTGACTTTATATTTTTCTTATTCAATTTACTCATCACTATCCTTACACCTGTATTTGTTGCTTTAATACCTGTTCTTCACGTTTTAGCATTAGCATGGCCAATCTTAAAGTGGGTTATTGCTATTATGTTTCCTGCCTATCTTATATTTCAAGCGGTACAATATGGTATCTCGGCAGCAGCGGCATTTCCTGCGGTAGGTTTAATTGTGGTGAATGCTTTAGTTGCGGTAATATTAGCGGCAGCAGCAATTTTATTTGCTGTAAAAGTTGCACCAATGTTGGTTAAATTTAAGTTTAAAGGAATAACACTACCAATGATGTCGTACCCTGATTGTGAGGCATGTCCTTGTGATATGGACGATTTACAGATGGACGATGTTCAAGGTAATATTTTTGGAGGTGGAGGTAACCAACAAGCAAAAATAGGTAAGTATACCGTAAACAGTAGAACTAATGGTTCCATACTAGCGGATACGAACTCAAATGAACTCTTTCTTAGTGCTCCAAATACCAATCTTTGTAATTTTGATTCAAATGGTGACCAAATATTACAATCAGGATACCCAACATATTTCTGTACCATAGACCCTGAAAGTTATTCGGGTACTGAAAACAAAAGAAACACCAAATATCAAGCAGATAGTTTCGGTATTAGATATGGTATTGCTGGATACCCAACGGCACCTGAAGTAGGGATGCCTGTAGTAACTAAGTTTTCCGAAGATAAGTACTTCCCAAATAGAGACGTGACGTTATCTCAATCTTTTAATTTGGCAAACCTTAGAATAAGATATTTTGATACGACTGCACCAAATATTATTAAGACAACGATTAATACTAACAACCCACCAATTTATGATAACATAATGATGTTGATTGTTGACCAAAATACTATTTCTCAAATGACATCGGGTAGTTTGGTTACTTTTACTAATCCTGACAATATTAATGATATTAACATGACTGGTGCGTCGGTTACAAACCAATTTGGTAGTAATTCAATTACAGGTAGCACACAATCATCAACCACAGTACCAATTACTTACATAAATCAAAATGGAAACCCACAAACGGTTCAAGTACAGATAACAGGAAACACAGATGGAAAAGAATATCTATATAAAACGGGTATAGAATATTTCCAAGTGGTTACAGGTATGACTTTAAATAATTTGGATTTACAGACAAATGGAATTAAGTTAAACAACCAACCAAACCCCAACTCACAACTAGATACTACAAATATCATTAGAAAGTATATTTTAAATAAATTACAAAGAATAACATACGAAGATAACTCAGGTTCAGGAGATAACGGACAATTTAGAAATGAAGTAATCAACCCACTTACTATAATGGGTGATAGTTGGAAAAATTTAGAAATTGTGTTTTTAGTAAGGGGTGTTGACCCTTATACCGATACACAAAATATTGAGTATGACTTATCAAGACTATTTGGATATAGTTTTGGACAAGGACCTAAAGTTTCGGGACAATTCTTTATGAACATACCAATTCAACCAAACTCAGGTTCTGGTGCTTGGTGGTATGATGGTAAAACACCTGAATCGCACAACGTCGCTTACGCCACATCAAAACTATACCACCAGTCATTTAATTTTAATACCGGAACACAATTTAGTTCAGTTACATCTAATACTATTAGATATTATTCATCTTTAGATAAATCTACTAACAACATTACTGCAAATGGTGGACTTTCGTTATCAACATATACCAATAGTGGATTGGGTATAAATGATAATGGAAACGGAACACAACAGATTAGATTCTACGGGACATCATATCAGGGAAGAGTTGAAGGTGGTGCATTAATGGCATCAAGTAACAGTGTTAGTAACAACACGATTACTGCGTTTAGTAACTATAATGGTAGATTATATAGTCCTGTTTATGGTTCTATTTCTTATACTATACCATCAGGAGCAAACCCTAAATTACTATTAAGGTCAGACAGATTACCAACTTCAGATGTACAACAAACATTTGGTACACGTTCGATGCTACTCCACCAAAACGATAAGTTTGCCATCTACGTCTACAACAGTAGCGGACCATCGACTCTATTTTCAGTTACTGCGACCGACACTACAAATAATGCTCAAGACTTTGGTCCTGATGGGCCGCAAACTACCGCGAGCAGCGTGTTATCCACTTTTGATTGTGCTGGAATGGTACCTTTAGATTGTTATCAAGTTGACACAACGACTAATACATTTAGTGTTTTAACACCATGTGCTCAAAATGAAGACCCAGTAAGAATAAAATCTGGATGCTACCAATTCATTCAAAAACCATACGTGGCTAACATTACTAAAGATTTAGAAAATTTCTCAGAGTGGAAAGCAAGATTTAGAATGATGTTCGGAGCATGTAGAGGTATTTTCTCACACGTTTTTCAAAATAATTGGGTCAATGGAAC